AATTTTACTAAGCAGCTTCTAATGCTGCAACTTTTACTTCAAGTTCTTGTATTGCTTTGACAAGCATAGGTATTATTAATTTTTCATTTACTGTTAAAGCATTGTCAATTGTTTCATTTTCTAATGTGACAGTGCCACTACCAAATTGTTGAACTAAATTGTTATCTACAGTTTCAACTTCTTGTGCAATAAAGCCATATAATGTTTGTTTTTCTTCATCACAAAAACCATCTTTCCAATTAAATGAAACAGGTCTTAAAGATTTTATAGCAGATAAGCCTTTATCTAAATCAGCTATATTTTTTTTAAGTCTTAAATCTGATGCGTTGTAAATGTTAGTTCCAGATGGCGCACCTATATTGCCAGACCCATCTATTGTCATCCTTATAGTGAGAGCAGTATAAAATCTCATACTGTCAGCAGAGTGGGCATATTCAATAATTCCAGCACTTCCACTTGCAGTATCAGCAAATCTTATACTTCCAGCTACATTTGATCCGATTGTTATTCCATGCTCTGAGCTACTATCATTATTACCAACGCAAAGATCATCAGCATTTGTTGAGGCATGAGCTGTGGAAAGAATACCAATCATCACCCTACCAGACGAATCTATACGCATAAGGCTGCCTGTACCTGTATTTTCAAAAGCAAAAGCTCCATCTGTTGCAGCTAAAATTGCAATGGAAGATCCAGAATCCTTTAACCTAATCTGTGCTTCAGCATCAGTACTTTCAAATAATCCACATAAATTACTTGTTCCAGAATTAACATGTAGTATTGCTGATGGACTTGATGTATTTATACCTACATTTCCTGACGCATCTATACGCGCACGTTCTACGTTTGAAGCAAGAAAGACTAAAGGATGTGCAGTCTCAGTTCCAAATTGTGCTTGAGTTGTACCATCTATTATAGATATTAAATTTATAGTATTATTTCTTAAATATTGTTCTACTGTAGCTGCACCAGCACCTTTTACATCAAGCAATTTTAATGGACTTGTTGTACCTATACCTACCTTTCCATCATGTGTAATTCTTAATCTTTCATCTAATACAGTTGTATCATCATCTACTGTGAAAAATGCCAAAGCTGTTCCTTTTGCTGAAGCTGTATGGTTTTGATCTGCAAATGTTCTAATAGAAGCACAAGTCGCACCAGTGCTATCATTATTATCTTTAATATGAAAATCTATGCCTGATAAATAATCACCATCAGAGGCAGCATCAGCAGTATTACCAAGAGTTAAAGTTGTACCCTCTACATCTTGAACATGAAGTTTTGAAAGCGGTGCGCTATCCACACCAATACCAATTCTGTTTGTACCAGCATCAAGAAAAAATAATCTGGTATCAGTATCACCTTCAATTCTAAAATCCGTGTCTGCCCCATCTTCGTTAAAAGTAGTTTCCGAAGCATCTAGTTGTAACCTCGCAACACCCGCAGTTGCAATATCAAAAGTATCAGCAGCAGAGCTAAAAATACCTGTGTTTAAATCATCTCTAAAAGCTAATGCAGGGGTACTTGCAGACCCATCCTCAAGAGTAAGAGTGCCGTCAAGTTGTAAAAGTTCTATCCAAGCATTGTTGGCGGAATTTCGTATTTTTAAAACACCTGCCGAAGTATCAGCCCACCATTGATAAGCATATGTAGTTGCTGGACTAGAAGCGTTTGAATTATTACTAACAATTGCTGCAAGGGCATTATTTAAATCTGTACGAAAAGCCGCACCAGAGGCATTGTCAAGTACATAATCATGTGTTGCCATTACTTAATCCTTTTTATCTAAGTATATATTAGTTGATAACTTAAATATAAACATATTTATCCACCTTTACCAAACCCAATTGCGGTATATTTAAAACTTAAATCTTTAAAGTTATTACTGCTGTCTCTTGTTTCTATAACAAACTGTGTGCCTGTAACAGATGTTATTTTGAAATAATCACCAGACACCGCACCTTCAAGAGTTATTCCTATTGTTGGTAAAAATGCTGTTGTTGACCCTCCAAGAGAGCTAGTGCCTGTAAAAAACGGATCACCAAATGTCACTGTTTTAGCTGAACTATTTGTTGCACAAGCACTGGCAATGGCTGTATTTACTGTTTCTGTTCTACGCTTAACACTTGCTTCAAATCCAAGTTCCTCTATTTTAATATTTTGTGCGGGGTCATCAGAAAAAAGTTCTGCTTTAAATTTAAATCCTCTTCCTTTGTATTCACCGTTGGCAAACGTGTTGAATTGCGTAAAGTTTGCTCCATAAGTACAAGATGTACCACTTGAAATCGTTGCACTTGTAGTTGAAGTGACAGTAAATGTGTTTGAAGTAGGAACAGTCTGAATTTCATAATTACCATCAGTTGCACTACCAGCAGTAAAATCTATTACAACAAAATCACCTACAGAATACCCATGCGAGGTTTTAGTGATAGTAATAGTAGTGCCGCTTTGTCCATAAGTAGCCGAAACTGAAGTTGCTGGATCAATATTAGTTGTAGCAACTAATAATTTTGAATTAACATCTTCTGCTTTGGTTCCATCAAATTCAGTCCATGTGTCAATATTTGCGGTTCTTGAATCAATAAGATCATTAGGTAAAATTCCAAAAGTAAGAAATCTTCTTTTTAAAGTTAAATTAAATACTGCTGCCAGATCAACTTTATTTAGAAACTCATAAGAACCGCTTGAATTTATAGGGCCAGCAAAATCAATATTTGATAAATCATCAATATCTTGTGTTACGTCATCTATTAATAATGCTCCATCAAGTAACAAACCGTCTAAACCAGAATCATAAAATGTATTTACTTTAATTCCTTGAAATGGTGGTGAATCTGTATCTTCATTTTCAGTTAAAATAATTTGATTTGGTTGTGGATCTGGCTCTGTAACAATTACTCTTGCAGCGTTTTCAGATTTACGACCACCATCATCAATAAATTTTATACTGTAAGTCCCTGTCAAAGCTGGAACTAATGCCTCTGTTACACTTCCAGAAAGTTTTTGTATGATTTCTGATGAATTTTGAAATGTAGCTGTTGTTTTATCAACAGAAGGAGTATGCCTTACTGATATTGTGCCACCATGCAAAACGTCAACATCAGTTGAAGGGTCAAAACGTAGTCGTACAAACTGATCTGATACAGGTTCTAGTGTTAATCCTGTTGGGTCTGCTGGTAAAGCTGTTTTACCTACAGCAGTGAAAGTAAATGTTGAAGTATCTGAACTTAATACTCCTAATGTGTTGTAGGATTTTACTGCAAATTTATATGTTCCTAATGTTGATTCAAATAATTCAAAACTTGGCCTAGCAACTCTTAGTCTTTCTGGATTATTATTTTCAAATTGAAACTCAACTAAATATTCTTTAACACCCTTAATAGGTTGCCATGATATAAATATTTTTGAAACGGCTCTATTGTTTAAAACAACAATTTCTTCTGTAGCTGTTAGGTTACTTGGTGCTGATACCTCATTTATCAAAGTTGTAATTGTTTTTGGATTAAATGCGACTGTTGTATCTTCTACTTGTCCATATTTATCTGTGTCATGAATGACAGCAGTAATTGTATATTCACAATGGTTTTTTTCTTCTACACCGACAACTTTAAAAATTTGTAATTGTGTTGCTGAACTTTCAATTGCATAAACACTGTTTGCTTGTGGAATTGATGAAAATGCAGAAGAAACAGTTATGGTTGTGCCATCAATAGAAGAAATCGTGCGGCTTTCAGTTGATCCATCTGATAAAACAACAGCTAAAGTTGCACCAGTATCATGTGTTAAATCATTTCCTTCAATAGTGCTTGCATCAACAATAATTTGTGTTGTAGATACACCTGTATTTATCCGACCACCTTTTCTTGTCCCTGATCTAACCGAATCTGCAATTCCAATAATTGTTGCTGGTCTTACAACTACCCCAGCTTCTAATGTTGTTGTGAAACTAACAATCTCATTTTCTAACAAATTTGAATATAAAAACCACCTGCCAAGACGATTTGCCTGACCAATAGAAGTACAAGCAAAAGCTTTTATTGTTTTTCTAGTTGCCCCAAATTTATTGATAGCATCCAAGTTACCTGAAGTGGAGCCAAGAGCAGTAATTTGATCAGCTTTCACCAATTCGTATTCCATTGTTTGAGTTTGATTGTCAAAATATTGAACCTCAACTTCTGTATATTTAAGTCTCGCAGATTGGTTTTGATAAGTAAAACCTTCTTCAGTTACATTTGTATTGTTAAAAATGTACTGAACATCTGAAGTATTAGTAGTTGTATTTGTTGGTCTATCTTGAGAAATCTGCAAAGTACCATTGCTGTAAAATGGCATTGCGTTCATAACAGAACAAAGATCATTAATTAAGGTATAGGCATCTTGTCTTTGATTTAGAATTATATTGCAACTAAATCTTGGCTCTGTTGTGTTTGTTATTGGATCTGTGATTAAAGCACTTGCATAAGCACTTGCAGAATAAAAACTAAAAACATCTAGATTTTCTTCTTGTACTATTCCATCATCACCGCCAAAACCCTTATCTGTTGTCAAAAGGTCATATAAAATCCAAGCTGGATCTGCACACCATTCTTTGTCAGTTTTAAATGTTCCATTAAATGTATAACTATCTGGATAAATTACCCTTCCATTTGTACTATCTATTGTTGTTCCATGCGGCACTTTAATTTTTGTCCCCTTAAGTCTATACATACGCTTTGGAAAGCTTCCAAATTCTTGTGCATTAAATCTTACAGCGACATAAGCAAAACCTTGATAAGCACTTGTATCTGTATTAATTTCTGTGTAACTAAACCAGTTTGTGAGATTTTGTAATTTATCACTTGTTGCATCTTCAGTATTTCTAAAAACAGTTAATGTTATAGGGAAACTCATTGTTTTAGAAAAAACAATTTCGTAATCTTTTAAATATGGACTTTTAGCCTTTCCATCTGTAGTATTTAAAATCACAGGATTACTTACTGTACCATCATTTTCTGTAATTCTTATAGAGATATTTACAGAGGTTCCTACAATGTCTCCATTATTTTTAATTCTCTGTAAGACTGGAAACTGTAAAGTAACTCTTACTTTATCAACATTTGTATCTGAAATTTGCCTAGATAAACCTACACTTGTTTTTACCTCGCAGTCACCTTCTTTTTTTTTACTAAGGTCAAAATCTGTATCTATTACAAAACTACTTGTAGTAGGAAGTGAGAGAATTTTTTGTGTTTGAGGATTATTTGTAAAATTTTTAAAAGAAGTTGTTGTATTAATACAATGTACAACTTCATCTACAGCATATCCATGCGGACTGCTGAAAGTTACAAGCATTTGATTTTTTTGAAGAGTAACACCGCTTACAACTAAACCATCAGTAGCCGATATAGTATAAGTTGCTGTTTTTGTAGTAGTAAAAGGAGAGTTAGTTAGAGCAACACCAACAGGGATGGTATTTTCTATCGCATTGATTTCTTGTATTGCTGTTTGATCGCTTGTACCATTTTTAAAAAATACCTCAACATTTTGGAAATTTTCTTCACCCAGAGAGTTTTGTAGTGGAGTAGAATCTAAAAAAATATTTTTTCTGAAAGTATCAGTACCAGCACCACCTTCATCAAATATTGAATCTATTTCACCATAACCTAGCAAATCAACAACTGTTGCAAACTGTTTAGACCTTAAACCCCCATCTATTAAATCAGGATCAACAACCTTTTCATCAGGTTGGCCTCCAAATAATTGATCGTCAACTAATTTAGGCATCAGGTTATACTTTTTTTAATTTGTGCAGTATCTACACCAGAAGATATCAAAATTGACCCACTAAAAACAAGGCCATAAATTATGGGTATTGGAACACCACTGGAATTTACGTTTTGGATGCCGTTAAACGAATAAGAACCTCTAATTCTTGGGTCAATATCACTTATAGAAGGTGTACCTAATGAAGGTTGTGGGGCTATCATTTCTACTACCCCACCTATAACCATAGAGACCCCGACAGTTGTTAAAGCAGTACCAAGAGTTGCTAAAAATCCAGTAGCATAAGCAGCAGTTAAAGCAGCACCACCACCAATTGCAGCAGCACCAATAACAAATGGTAAGCCACCAGATGCAACTGGTATTATTTGTATATCACCCTGTCCAGACATTGATAAATAATCTTCTGTAATATCATTTCCCCCCATTTTTATTTTATAAAATTGATCATTCATGTGTTTTTGCAAGCCTTCAAAATTTGCCATAAGAAAACTCATAGCTTGCTGTGGTGATCTTACAGCAGCTTCAAAATATGATTGACCTAAAAACTGTCTTAACCTTCCATAAACTTTTATTTTTTTAAGCTGCATATCTGTAAACTCCTCTGAGTGCTTGTTGATATCTTAGGTCAAAAGGTTCTCTGCAACTCAAAGCTTTTATATTATGATTTAATATCATGTTATCACCAATATACACAGCTACATGATCTAAATTACCTGTAACAGATTGAAAAAGCAAAACATCAGCAATTTTTATATTATCAGTGGATTTTTGTTTTAGAAAATTTAATTTAGGTAAAGCATATTCAAATTCTGGATTATTAATAAAATCTTTAATTCTTTTTGGTCTAGGCCAGTACCGAATATTTATATTTTTACTTTCCTTAAACCAATCCGTTACTATTGACCAACAATCATATTTTCCCCAGATAAATCTCCTACCAATAAGCGAAGGTGCTTTCCATCCAGAAGGTTCAAACTGTTCCCAATGATCATGTTCAATACTGTAAATAAAATATGGAAACCCTAAATGCTCACAAGCCGCCCTGTCCGTATCTGAAGGTGTTGCAGCACCTACAGGATGACTATGTATTACGCCAATAATTTCTCCTGTATCTTCACATTCTGCCCAATCATCAGGATCAAGTATAAAAAATTCAAATTTTCCTTCTGCTAAATTTTTACAAGGCCAAAAGGTTTCTTTACCTTTTATGATCGCCAGTAAACCACAAGCCTCATCAGGTGCTTGCTTTTTTGCATAATTTTTAAAAGATTCTTTCCAAGACATTTTATCCATTTACAAACGTACCAACACCAGCAAAATCATCTCTTGTCACAAGTTTTTTTGGCGCATTAACTCCAAACAAATCAAAAGACCCTACCATTTCAAATTGTACTAAGTTTCTATTTTCTAAGGTTTTTCGTTCAATAAAATAAACTTCTTTTGGCAATTCAGATGAGGCATCTGGTGTTCCATACGGATTTACGCTACTTGGAAAATTTGTTGCATCAAGAAACCTACTGAGAGTACGTCTGCGAGTCACTTTGGCACCTGCAAGATCACAAAAAGCTGTTGTTTGATTCGTTAGCTGCAAAATAGCAGTTATAGTTCCAAGTAAATTAGAAAAACTTAAAGTCGGTCTAGGTAGTTTGCCTTTACCAGTATATTTGTAACCCTCTGCTTTTACAGGAATCCTTGTGTATGTATTTGATTGCCATACAATATCAAGGCTATCTTTTATATTATTGCCAGCATGGAATAAGTAAACAGTAGGATTTGTAATTGTTGAGTTGACGTTAAATGAAACATTACCACTTGTTGATTGTGAAGTTGTACCAGTAACTGTAAAAGTATTTGTATCAACAGTTTGAATCGTATAAACTCCATCAATACCATTACCAGAAGTGAAATTAAGACTCAAAATTAAACCAACAGAAAAACCATGTGAGTTAAGGGTGATAGTGATAGTTGATGAAGATTGACTATATGTAGCTGTTTTTGCTGATTTTGTATAATGAACATCTGCTTTTAATTCAACAGAATATAATTCAATAATGGATTTGTTGGTAAGTTCTTGTAGTTCAGCAGTTGGTGTTGCCATTTATGGTTCAAAAACCTCCCTGAATGTAGTATTGATTATGGCTCTTTCATTGTATGGAATAGTTTTTGTCCAAGAATCACAAACATATTGTCCAGCACCAGAAAGTGTTATTGATACATTTCCACTATTGGTGGCACTAGCCGCAGCCGTAACAGTGAAGGTATTTGAATTAGCAGATGACGCAACAGCAAAAGTTCCATCAGTCGCAGAGCCAGAGGTGTAATCAATCGTCAAAATATCACCAATAGCAACCCCATGATTTGAAATAGTAATTGTAACAGTAGTTCCACTTTGCGAATATGTACCTGTCTTTGTAAATCCCTCTGCTGGAGGTGTAAATGTAAAACTTGCCTGATCGTTTACTCTACTTCTCAAAAAAGCTTCTATGATATCTGCCTGTGTCTCAGACACGTTAAAAGTTAAATCATATACTTTTGGGTCTTGAGATAAAGGAAGTCCATATAAAGCCCTAAATTCATAACCATCTCCAAGCTGTGATACTTTTACTTTAGGTCTACTTCTTTTTCTCATCCCATAAGTGGGACTTATTGATGGAAATGTTGCCATTATCTATTTAATAAACCCCCAGCCCTTTGTTCATCAATTATAGTTGATTGAACAATACTGGCAATCAGCCCTCCTAACTGATCTGCTTCAGATCCATTTCCTTGAACAGAAGTACCAGATGCATCAACATTTACAGTAATCATATTATTAGTTGTATTGCCTCCACCGATTGCATTGTTTGGAATAATAGTACCAGCAGTACGAGGAACAAAAAGTTCTGGCCCTCTTTCTCCTACGATTGAAGGTCTACCAACAGGAGGTCTACCCCCATTAGCAAATTTTTTGGCACCAGCACCTATTAAACTTGTATCAAATCCTATGTCAAAAACACCCTCTGTAATGAAAGGAGCAGCACTATCACCACCAGCACTAAATATTCCACCTAAAGCATTACCAAAAAAATTACCTATACCAGAAACGGCTTTTTGTATAGCAAGCTCAATAAGTTGCTGTTTTAGATTATTTAAAACACTTGTGGCTGCTTCAGCTAGTGTTTTTGTTCCCATCACGGCATCAGTAAGGCCAGACACAATACCATCTTCAATTCCTTGACCTATTTCCATAAATTTATCTTTAAGCTCATCTGCTTCATTTTTTGCATTTGTAATTTCTGTCGTGAATGTTTTAACCTTTGCAGTATTTTGATCTAAAAGAGTTCCAGTTGTTATATTGCTTTCAACAATCTTGTTTGATGCCACAGCAGTTTCATCAACTTTTTTCGTCAATTCTTCAACTGACTCAACATTTAATTTTGGTAATTTTACTCTGCCAAAAATAAACTTTAACACAGGATTTTTGTTTACAAAATCAACAACCGTTTTAAATTGTTTAACGATAAAACCAACCATATTTCCTATAATTGTGCCTACATCAGTGCCAAGTTTGATAACGCTATCTGAAAATGCAGTGACACCTTCTTTAACGGCTATCCAACTTTGTTCTAAATCAAATACAACACTTGTTGCATCAATACCTATAGCTTCTGCGATTGCTTTACCTACTTCATTGACAGCAGCAGAAATAGCTCTAACAGGAGCAAGAACCAGTTTAAAAGCAGCCCCTAATGCTTCGACAGTAACAGCGGCAACTTTAAATACTTCTCTAATAATTACACCAAATTCTGAACCATCAGATACAAGATTTGTAAATGCTGTTCCCAGTCTTGTTAATTGTCCTTGAATTGTGTTTGATGCAGTAAAAGCAGCTTGAGCAGCAGTGCCTTGAGCATTGGCTTGATTTTCTAAATTTTTATTGAAAGAAACTAACTGGTCGTTTAACAACGGTAATATTGCTGTTCTTGCCTCAACAGATCCAAAAAACTGTGCAAGTGTTTCTTCACTAGCACCACCTTTTGCAACAAGCTCTTCTAAAACACCTCCTAAACCTTTTGTACTTAAAGCGGTAGCACTAAAATCAATCCCTAATTTTTCAGCCGCTTTTGATGCCTCACTTGTTGGCTTTTGTATCGCAGCAATAACTTGTCGTAGTCCAGCAAAGGTTGATTCAACAGGAACACCAGTTGCAGTGACAGTAGATATTGCAGCATTAAGTTCATCTATTCCAACACCAGCACCAGCCGCTATAGGTGCAAGACGACCTATCTGTTGTGCATATTGGTCAACAACAATTTTACCATCATTCTGTGTCTGTATAAATCCATCTACCAATTTAGCTGCTTTTTCTGAACTCAAACCATAAGCATTAAGAACAGAGGTAGTAGCATCAGCTACAGTAGCTAAATCAGAAAATCCACCAGTTGCGCCCTGCTGTGATGCTTTAAGAACATCTGAAAGTTCTGCCACCTCACCAAAGCCAGCAGACGCTACATCATAAGACGCGGATAGTAAATCTAGAGAGGATACCTGACCACTAAGTTCATTTGATAGGCTTGCAAGTTTTGGTTTAAGAGTATCTACATCAACTCCAAGGGTTTTAACTTTTGCAGTAGCAAAGTCTTGAGCCGCTAATACTCCAAAGGCTTTACCTAAAGCGGCAACAGCAGTAGTAATACCAAGAATCGGTAAAAGTGCAGCTTGTAAAGCTCCTCCAGCAGTCCTGAAACCAGCAGCCGCAGTTTTGGCAGATGCCCCAGCACCAAAAAATCCTTTACCTAGTATTGGTAAATTTTTATTTGCATCTTTAAGTTTGCTATTTGTTCCGTTTACAGTTTGGTTAAATTTTTGTGCCTGAGTATTTACATTCTTTAATGCTGTAATCGCTTGGGTAGCACCAACTCTTAGTTCTACATTGGAAACTGCCACGACTAAACAATAACTCCTTTAACTATATCTTGATTTGCGTTTGATTGCATCTGCCTCTTTCTTTTCTCTATCATATTTTAATTCATAATATCCAGCAAAAAATATCAACTCCTCATCTGTGAGTTGTGATCTTAGTTCACTTACTGTCTTGCCTAATTCTGTTGCAAGGAAAAACTCAAAATTTAACCAGTTATCCCCCCTTAAGATTCCTTTGCGTTATCAATAGTTGCGTTTTGATTTACACCAAATAAAAATAATTCAATTTCATTCAATACATTTTCTGGCAACTCATTTTGTAAGTTACCAAAATCGGCTGGGTGAAATGCTTTTGTTCCATCTTCATTCTCTGCCAACTGACAAAGCATGTGTGTAGAAACTACTAAAGGGTCATCACTGCCAGCCCTTTGCGTTGCTCTGGCTCTGTCTGCTCTTGTAATAGCCTTGAAATATAAACTGCATACTGTTTTGCCGTTATCATCTTTAACGTCAAATTTACGCCTTTTAGAAAGGTCAAAAGCGTCCTTTAAAAGGTCGAGGGTTTTCTTTTCTGCCATAAATTAAATGCGAAGTATTTTTAATTTACTATATGTCAGAGGTTATTGCACCTGTTGTCTGGAA